TGATACGTGCATTTCTCAGTTGGGGTATCGCCCATTATTACGGAATCGCACTGTTTTGCGCATTGTTGATGTTTTTACTGTTGATATATGCTGCCTGGCAGCATGATGTCGCATTTATGATAGTTGATTTCATCTGGTTAACAGGCAATCTCTGGATAATCCGAAAACGCCGTCCCGACACGCCACATGGTGACATGATTGACCGTCGGCTGCGGCAGAAACAGGATGTTTAGCGTGGATCTCATCACTATTGCGACATGGATGGGAATCGTCGGAACAATTATAGTTGTCGCCGGGGTCATTGGTGGCTCAGTATGGCAGAATAGCAAGAATAAGTCTGCGAGAAAGGACTGACCATGAACACACTCACACCCGCTGAAGAGGCGGTCAAACAACTTGCCATTGCGCACATGGCAGAGCAAGGCCGGAGTGTGGCATTCCGGCGCATTACTACGTATGGAACGGGTGAGCATCGTTTTTATCTTGTTGGCGGATATGGGGACGGCGTATGCCCAGATCCGGGATGCTTTGTTGTGCATCCCGTTGCCGTCTCCATACTCTACATGCAGACGCCGCGTGGATATCTCCTGATCCAGCAGGAGAGCGTCAAAATGATCGATGATGCAACGCGGATATGCTAAGAAAAATGGGGGAGAGCCTGTGAACGATAAACTGAAAGCTGCACGTGAAGCGCGTGGCTGGACAATGATACAGGCTGCCACGTATTTGCAGCTTCGTGACGATGCCACCTATCGCAATTGGGAGCATGGACGCGCTACTCCAACTGTAAAGAATTTGAACAAGCTCTGCGCATTGTTCCACAAGACGAGCGAAGAACTGGGATTTGAATGATTACGCACATTATTCAGGCAAGGATTACTCTTGCCAGCGGCAATCACCAATGCTGCATGTGCAAGAAGAAGGCCGGATTTGCTTTTGTTTCATACGAGGCAATGAGTGAGGATGTCCGTGCTGCATTCATAGCAAGGCTTGCGACAATGACATTAGAGGAGCAGATGAAAGCGCATGGAAAGAGCGCACTGGAAAGTAATGTCACCTACGAAGCCACGCTACAGGAGCAACAGCAAGGCGAACCTATAGCGCGTGCACGTGGTTATAACTGTTTCTCCTGTCTTTCACGCTTTATATCAGATGGCATGGATATTCCAGATATTGGTGCTACTGTACTCTCTCTCCTCACGAGCGATTCCGCTCTCTGGATCATACGCGATGTCGGTGAGCCCGACCGTTGGGGACTCACCAAGACGCCGCATCAGGATGTCACCTTGCTCAGAGAGGAATTGCGAACGGCGCACGCAACGCTGTACTAGCCTTTGGTGAGAACTGAAATCCTGTGTTACAATGGGAGAGAGAATATCGGGTCGCCTCCACATAGAAGGCACACATCAGCCGCTCTACCTAGAACACAGAGCGGCTGATGTCGTTTAGAAGGACAAAGACAAATGATTACCGTTGCTATTGGTGTTTCGCCCAAGGGAAAGAAATGTATTGTCATGACAATGGAGGATGGCACGCAGTGGATTCTGCTTACGACAAAGAGAGCACCTCTCGCCAGTTCTCTTAGCGGGCAACTACAAAGCGATTTCTCTGTTGAATCACTTCCTGGTATCCCGTTGGATTGGAGGCAGTCTTTAGCGCAAAACGAGCTGACATTTGCCACTGATAGTGGCTGCATAGGGGTCTATGTACAGGCTGATAGGTTCGATGAGTTAGCCAACGAGCTGAGTGGGCTATAAAGCATCGCTGCATTGACCGGTGACCTCCAGCGTCATCGGTTTTTTATTGGTCATCTGGCACACTCTCAAGCAATTCTCTTACGTCTACCCCCAACACCTTTGCCAGCTTGTCTAGCGTCTCCGTGGTTACGATTCGAGTAGGCTCTCGATAAATCTTCTGGATCGTTTTGATGTCCACTTCTGAACGTATTGACAGCTTCCTCTGACTTATCCCCCTGGCTTTTGCGACCTCTTTTACCTTCAGGCGTATCATGCTTTCTCCTCGCGTCACGAACTAGTGGGAGTGTAGCAGTCCAATGGGATTGACAGTAGTTGGAGCATTGTGATATGGAATAGAGATGGTGGGTTTGCAATCCCACTAGTTGTCAATCGACACACATCACACACGGGATAGATCCGTTCTACCTATCCCGATTAACAGGAGGCGAATCGATATTCTCATGAACAACCCAACAGCACAGCAAATTCAGGAGCGTCTTTGTGCGCTCAATCGCCTGTACATTGGCGATGAAAAAGAGCAGATGAATGTTCATCTTGCGTGGTTTCACAGCAAGCGCATCTGGCTTTACAATGATGTGAAGACGCGCAAGTATGATCTGTGTAGCCTGAAGCAAATTCACGACTGCTTCCCGTTTGACCTACTTGGTCTAGATGTGGCTGCGGGAGTAGAGTTGCTTACGGTGTATCAGATGTTGATAGATGTGCCGGTCACAAAAGCTCATGCCGAAGCTGTACTCCATGCGCTTGCGGCATTGCTTGAAGGTCCGTACAGTCTTGATACGGTGCGTGTGGAGGTGCTCGAATGAAGCAGGAGATCAATGATCATCTCGCTGGACTCAATCGCGTCTGCGAGGCGGCTGTATTCTCGCTTGAGTCGCAGATGGCTCAGCAGAGAGGTAAGCGTAATTATTTAGCCTGGTTTGAAAAAAATGGCGTTGCGCTTGAATACTATAAAGGCAAGTATATGCTGGCATGGCCACATAAGCGCACGTTTGCACAAATACATGATCATTTTCCATTTAATTACGGGGCACTGGCGCGAGATGCAAACATTGAAATAGATATAGTGCTCAAGATGCTCTACAATGAAGCAGTAGAAGCGTCTGATGCCAAGAAAGTGCTCGATAAACTGGGTGAGTTCATCAGACATGGGGGTCCGTATAGCCTCGACAATGTCGAGGCCGTGCTGATGTGAGGGACCGTCTGTTGCGTGGCATAAGTGGCGCATGCTAGAATGCGTGCAGGAGACTCCATTTACGGAGCGTCGCACTGGCAAGGTGACGACGTAATATATCGCCTTGCTATCCTTGCGCCTCGCTCAATGTGGGAGCATGTTTGCAGTGGTTTAGTAGGCGCGACCACTGCAAACAGCGACGTTCGATCCGTCAGAGGCGTATAATATTGGCAGTCTGCCTTCGGTGGGCGCGGGCAGGCAATTTAAGTGGCACAACAAAAGGGACGCTTGCATTGGCGTCCCTTTTGTTGTGCTATCATAGACTATATACATTAATCACTCCTACCCTGCCGGGTCGGCAGGGCTGGTAATCAGCAGTCTCTGATTTTATCGCCCTGGGAAACCGGGGCTTTTTTGTTGCCTGCAAGTTCTTGCAATCTCCATAGCTTAGTGTATTGACAACTCCATTTGAAAAGTATATAATTCAAATGTGATCGATTGGAGTACTGAGAATTGAAATATGAAAGCGGAGGCTACTATGCAGGCACGACAAATTTCGGACGAGGCAATGCAGGAAATTTTTGATGAGATGTTCAACGGTGGTTATGTGATGACGGTTGGCACAATGTTTGAATTCATTCGCAATGGGGAGTACCCATTCAAAGACGATAAGGATCTTGAGGCACGCATTCAGAAGTTTTTTGATGATACTTACAACGGATAGGAGTAGCACTGTGGCACAAGTAATAGAGGTTCGCTTTCAGAGTCCACTGGACTCTGAAAGCCTCTTTGACCGAATGGTGCTTGCCTCTTCTCACAGGCAGGCTATAGATCTCGCAATGCGTGAGTTTTCAGGCGGTATTGGTACCATTAAAGTTGTAGCGCGTGCAGAGGAGGAAAGATTTATCAAGGCAGGCACTAATTCTTGTTGGCGATCTGTTTATGCGCTTTCCTTAGAAGATGGAGAATTTGAGAGGGAAATGCTGGCAGTGCTTTTTGCGCCATTTAAGGAGTGGGTTTGATGTCAGGCGTAAAGGGTCGCACTGGCGGCGCTCGTGTCGGGTCAGGCCCCCGGCAAAAGCGCCTTACGCTTAGTGATAATGCTGCTCAGGAACTACATATTATTCTATTGCATCGACGCTCAATCAATCCATCGCTCAAAGTCGAGCGAATCGTAGAGCAGTGGATACACGAGCACTGGCAAGAGTTGGATGTCCTGAATCAGGAGAATGAAAAGTAGCCCTAATTGCCCTGATCATCCCGGTCAGGGCTTTTTGTTGCCATGTGCGTGCTTACAGGTTGAGTGACGGCACGTAAAAAAATCTGTTATGATCGAAGGGTGTAGTTGTGCCTGCCCTTGCGGCAGCGCAGTGCTGTATACGTTTCTTGTTGTTTTGTCTGGCAGCTTCGTGTTGAGTTGAGAGGAGTAGCCAGACACGCGCTTAGGGACTCAGCGTACTCGAATCCCCATGCCCGATGACAGTCGGGCTTTTTTGTTGCAATGGGATATAATGCAAGAAAAATGGAAGGAGGACTGTGGGCATAACAAGAGGCAAACAATGAAACCCCAACAAAGAGCGCCTTCCGGAAGGCGCTCTTTTATTGTCTGCTATAATAGGGGTGGCGACTAGCCCATAGGGGCGAAACAACTCAGTAGAGCCGCCACTGAGAAATAAACAACGGGAATCGCGTGCACCGAACATATCCGCAAGGATTAATCCCGTGCACCAAAGAGGCCGATCTGCTTCTGCTGAAGTGTGATCGGTCTTTTCGTTATACCGCTCTCCAACATTTCTTCAACATTGTATGTTATACTTGTCAAAAAGAGGTGTGCGTATGTATGACGCAAGCGACCTCTTGCCCCCGGCTGTTCTCAGTCGGATCATAGAGAGGCTACGGAAATTTCGTGAATCAGGCGGTTTTGGGTGTGTTCAACTCCATGTTGAACACGGATATATTAGTAGGGTTGGTGGCTGTGATAGCGAAAAGCTTCCATTTGACAAAGAAACAAAACAGATAAAAGCCTAGAAAACGCAACCCGTCGGGCATTCCATTCTTAGGAGAGGAATGCTCTTTTTATTGCCAGAGGGAACGCATGGGCCGCAGAAGGATCATCAATGTCATAGGCATTATTGCCATAGCACTCGTATTCCTGCTCCTGCTGTATGCGTCACTTGTGGCAGCACAGGGAGGAGCAATGTAGCTTGAAGGATATGCCTTTGACTATCGGATTGCTCGTCATCGTAGCGATTATCCTGAGCGAGATTGTGGTCGTTGTCTGGCTAGCATACAGCATGGAGGCATGCGCATGAAGCAATTTCGTACCAGGCTTTCCATTGCTTTTGGCGAAGATGACGATGCACATCTCCGAGTCATCAAGGCGTATTACGGCATCTCTTCATCGTCTGCTGCTGTTCGTCGTGCCGTTGCTGAGCATGCAAAGCAGATCAAGGCAGAGGAGGCGAAGGCGTATAGCCTGCAGCAGGACGGAGCGCACTGAGTAAGTAGAGAAATGGATGAGTATCAGACTGCTGCCAAAAGCCACAATGCCACAGTCATTACGCGCGCGTGGCGTCAAGGCGGGCCTTTTACCACTGATGAACGAAAAGAAGCTATGGATCTTTTTATCGAGTGGCTCGGAAAAGACCCGACTGTCATTCTGGCAAGTGAATATGCCGGAATTAATCCCAAGACAGCATATCGTTGGAGGGAGAAGTACAAGGCGTTTGCCGACGAGTGGGAGAACGCCGTTGAGCGCTCAAAGGATGTAGCACGCAGCTCAATCTACACGCGTGGCATATTGGGATGGGATGAGAAAGTAGTGAGTCAGGGGCAGCTCGTCTACGAGTACGAGTCGATGCTAGACGAGGAGGGATGCCAACGATTTGATGAGAGGGGCAAGCCGCTCGTGAAAGGCGGCAAGCCTTTGCTCGTTCGCAAGTATAGCGATACGCTCGCGATGGGCTACGCTAAGGCAAATTTGCCAGAGTACAAGGACAAGCCGCAACTCAACGTCCATGCTCAGCTTGACGATCTGGCAGAGAAAGCAAAGCAGGAACTCCTCGCTGATTTATTAGTGGCTGCCACAGATGAAGATAAAAAGCAAGCTAGCGCAGAGCAGCCTGACACCTGAGCAAGAGATCAGATTATTTCGCCTCTTTGCCTCCTGGTCGAAGAAGCGCAAGTACGAGTACATTAAAAAGCTCCCAAAGGAGCGGGCCTTTCGCCTCAAATATACGTGGGCTGCGTGGGCAAGGGATAAGCAATTAGCGCCTCCGGGCGATTGGTCAACGTGGGTTGTGCGAGCGGGTCGTGGTTGGGGCAAGACGCTGACAGGCGCTCAGTGGATCATTGAAAAAGCGGAACAGTATCCAGGTTGCCACATCGCGCTTGTGGGCCGGACTGTAGCGGATGTACGCGATGTGATGGTGAAAGGGCGATCTGGCATCGTTTCCATATCTCCGCCCTGGTTCATGCCAGCGTACTATCCGAGTAATCGCCAACTCGTATGGCCTAATGGCACAATAGCGACAACATATAGTGCAGACGAGCCTGACCAGTTGAGAGGCCCAAATCACTCATTTGCCTGGGCAGATGAGAGAGCGGCGTGGCAATACGATGACGCATTTGACCAGTTATCATTCGGTTTACGCATAGAACCGGCACCAGGCGTTATACCGCAATGTATCGTCACAACGACGCCACGCAATACAAAAGCCATCAAAGCGTTACTTGCGGACTCTTCGACAGTGAGCACAAGAGGCTCGACATACGAAAACACAGAGAACTTATCGCCACGCTTTATCAGAGAGATTGAGCGACGTTATAGCGGAACTCGTTTGGGGCTGCAAGAAATAGAGGGTGAGGTTGTTGATGATATCGATGGGGCATTGTGGAAGCGGAAATGGATTGACGACGGGCGTGTAGTCAAGTATCCGGACCTGAAACGTGTTGTGGTGGCGGTTGATCCACCCGCAAGCAGCAAAGAAACAAATAAGTCTGCTGAAGGGCCGGCTGAATGTGGCATAGTGGTAGTTGGACTGGGTACGGATGATCATGGCTACGTGCTCGCAGATTACAGCACGACGGGAACGCCTGACGAGTGGGCAGGGGAAGCTATAGCGGCGTACAACAAATTTAAAGCCGACCTGATTGTGGGAGAGGTGAATAATGGAGGTGAAATGGTAGGTTTTACGCTGAAAACGGTAGCTAAGGCGGCTGGCATGAAAAACATACCGTATGAGGCGATCCATGCCAGTCGTGGGAAACAGATTAGAGCAGAGCCGGTATCGACGCTTTATAAAAACGCGCACGTACATCACGTTGGGGTGCTTGCAGATCTGGAATTTCAGCAATGTAACTGGGTTCCTGGTGAGAAATCGCCCGATAGGCTCGACGCGTGTGTGTGGGCCATAACCAAACTGATGATAGGCAGAAACGCACGAGGCGGTATGGCTGTAGCGAAGCCGTCAAAAGACGAGCAACAACAAGAGGAGGACGAACTAGCATGGCACTAAACTGGCCCTGGATGCGCAGGCCTAAGCGGCGCTCGCATGCGTCGCACCCTGAGTTTTCCACTACGGCACCCCATACCTCAGAGATGTTCGAGCGCCACGTAGGCACCATTGATCTGGAGGCCGCAACAAAACGTAGCAGTAGGGCAAAGCCACGCGGACCAAGAAATCTCAGCATGGCATGGGACAATACGTCACTTGGAGGTCTCGCACATGTCGATCTTCTTGATGATCGTGAGAAGAAGGAGACGTATTACAAGATCTATTGTGGCAATCAGTGGGTGAGCGGTTGCGTGAATGCCATTGCCAAAAGGATGACTAGCGGCGGGTGGGAATGTGTTGAGATTGAGAAGGGCAAGGGCAAGAAGAGCAACAAGCGGCAAATAGAAGCCCTGCTTGATCTTGAGAATTTGGAAGAGGACCCTCTGCAGCTCCTTAGATCTATTGCAACTGACTTGCTGACCTTCGGTGAGGCGTTCTGCGAGCTTGGCTACGCTGCAGGCTCTGTCTTCAACATCTATCCCATCGATGCCATTACCATGACGAGTCATTTCGACCGACACGGCACCATCACCGGCTACACCCAGAGACTGGAAAAGTCTACAGATACCGTCAGCTTTGAGCCTCGTGAGATCATTCGTTGGTGGCTCCCGGATCTGAAAGCCAAGAAGAAAGCGCTCTCTCCTATCGAGCTACTGAAAGATCCGATATGGCTGGATAGATCAATGGTCACGTGGGGAGAGCGCTTTTTTCGACAAGGAGGAAAGCCTAGCTACTGGGTCGAGATGGGTCCCGACTCCGATGAGGAGGACGGTACACGCTGGATCGAATGGTACAAAGAAAACTATTTGGGAGTTGAAAACGCGCACATTCCACCAAATATGTACGGCGGCGCAAAGATTCATGAATTCGGCAAAGGTTCAATAGAGCTAGATTTCGACAAAAGCGATGACAAGCAGCGTACACGAGTCCTTACTATCTACGGTG